GCTCCTTTTGAGTGAAATTTGGATCGCTATTTTTTTGCATTATAGTTTTTCATAACTGTTTTAAGCAGTGACAAGACAGAAGCTAATCCACCAACAAAAGCTGATCTAAGTAGATCTCCATCGCTTCCTGTTAGTGCTTCAGCTGTTATCATTGCAATAAATGTCTCGACAAATGTTGCGATTGATCGCTCTCCGAGATCTTTAAAATCTAAATCTTTAAACATTTTTTCTCCTAATGGTTGTGATTGTTTGCTTCTAGATACGCCAGTCGAGTCTTTAGATCATCAATTTCCCATTGTTTGTTTTGAATGGTTTGATTTAGAGTCTCTATGCGAGTGATCGAATCATTTAGATCCTGCCATTCCCATTTCTCTGGAATATATTTATTCTGTGTATCAAAACCCTCATCTCTGATGGTTTGTTCTAAAGTCTGCAATTGAGACTGCATATAAGCAACCTGTTCACGAAATTGATCAGCTTGATTGCTGACCATTTCCAATTGATAGACTTTTTCATATAAGACAGATATGTCAGAAGTGACCATTGTGTCTTCTTTTAATTTGCCAAACTCTCGCTCAACAAACGCCATACGATCATCGATACCTTGTAGTTTATTCACTATCTCTGTTGCAGTAGATAAACCAGCACCGATTGATCCTAAAAGTGTGAATGAAGTGACTATGATTGCGAGATTATCTTTAATTTTTCCGATCATCCATTGCCACCGATCTTCCAGATGATCTCTGTGATCTCTGCATCAACTGATGAAAGGATTCCTAATAACTCTGATTGCTTGTCCATCATTCCTTGAACTTCCGACTGCAATATGCCCATTTGTAGCTCTAAAGCTCTAACTGTATTAAATAACCAACTAACCAGACCAGTGAGGATAGTTCCTAGCCCTCCAACGATCAGCTGATTCATATTCAACTTAATATCCATAATTTGTTTTAATTCCTTTGGTTGTGTATTTCCAGAAGAATCCTCTCCAAGTGATCGTGTCTTCATTAAAGATCACTAATTCTGGATGAAATGTGTTTGTTTTGCGATCAACAACAAGAGTTATGAATCCTCCTTGCCAGTCTGGTTGTTTTGAATAACCAAGACCTTTAAGATCTGCCATAGTTCCTGTCTCGATAGCTGTATATAAATTCATCTGTTGACCAGTCCATCTTGAATGATGAGTGATCGCAAGTCGATGCGTGTGTCCTTGTATTATTGATCCATCAACACGATCCAAGTTAGCAAGTGCAGACATTCCTGCCTTTGCTCGAACAAAGTTGCCATGTCGGGCAAATAGTCCCTTAACAATCTCGTATTCTGGATGAGGATAGACATCTGATGGTTCATCCCAATAAGTCCAACCTAGATCATCAAATCTCATTAAAGAAGCTAAATGCAAGACAGACTTTTCATCATCAGTCACATCAGCTTTCTTTATACCAAAAAGCTGGGGGAGTTTCTCAACTAATGCTTTTCTCAGTCTGACTTCGTGATTGCCCTCAATAAAGATCATCTCTGATCCCTTTTTTAGACCAGCTGAGTCTTTTAGATCTCTAAGTGTTCTATGACCTAGATCAATCCCTTGTTGCACAGTAGATGTGAAATCTGGATTCGTTGCAAAGTGTGACAAGTTAGGGAAGTCAATTAGATCTCCCATATACACTAAACCATCTGGTTTAAGATCATTTAAGAAAGAGTGGGAGAGTTCAGTCAATATCTCATTCCGAAATGGCAGTTGGTGATCACCGAGAATCACAAGCATCTCTTGTTTAGCTTTCGCTTTGAGCTTTGGTTGAGGACTGAAACCAGCACTCCCAATTGATCCAAGTGAACTGATTAACTCTCCCAAATACTTTGGTTTTTGTTTCAGTGTCGCTTTAGTCTGTTCAAACAGTTGAACGCCATCAGTTGATGGAGCTTCCCACTGGTTAACAGTTAGACTCTGGATCTCCCAGTCATCTGGAGAGAATCCTCGTTCTTCTAACATTCTCCAGACTTCATTAATATCTGATGATCCAACTGGAAGAGTTGCAGTTGCTTTGTCATCTTTTCTGGAGATCTTAACTTTCTCGGACTTATCCACGCCTTTAATGACTGTGTTGTCCTTGTTATAATTTTTAAGAGATTTCTTTGGCACGATGAAGAAGTCCTTGTCTTATTGTGTGAAATTTCCTATTTAGATCAGTCGGAGCTTCAGAGATAAGCCATCGAGCAACAACTGTTGCTGGTATGCCATCTTTAATTCCTTGAATACCCTCATCAACTAGATCTTTGATATCTTCTCGATCTAAGAAGCTTCCTTGTCCAGTTGTAGATGGATTCTCTTGATAATATTTTTTAAGTGTTTTTTTTGCCATTGTTGTCCTCATTTCTTAATTATTCGATTGTGAACTTTGTGTCACACTGTCTGCAAAAGATCCCACCACCTACATTGATAATGTTTTGATCTGTTGAGTCGTGATCTTTCTCTGATGGTCTATCGTGATCTATGACATTGAGCCAGACTTCATCGCCTTTAAGTAGAGCATCTCTAATAATTGGATATGTCCTTAAATAATTATTTCTTGATGATCCAACCCACCCAAACTCTTTGATCTGGTTATTGGTCTGATTATCGCCTAAAATTATGCACCCACTGGATGACTTTGCCGAATTTCCAGCGTGTAGAAGCACGAAAGAATATTCTGCACCAGAATAACCTTTCACATCTTGAAGCTCTAACATTCCAGCTGAATGAAACTCAGCTCCATAGCGTTTCAAATAACGACTCTGGAAACCTCCAACAGCTCTGAACTTGATCTGATAACGCCCATCAGCGAATCTTGTGATGTGCTTGATCTTCTTTTCACGATATGGATCTTCTACTGTATAAGCCAAAAACTCTTTAGATCCATCATCATTCACGATCGACAAGATCCCAGATGTAGAGTCTTCAGTTGAGCTAAATCTTAATAATTCTAAATTCATTTAAAAAAGGTTTCCCCTTGTTCTTTGTTAGTTCTATAAGTTTTATTTGAAATATGAAGTTTTTTCAAAGCCAATTGGATTTGATCATATTCCTCTTGTGTTGGTTTTGTTTCAATATCCAATGACAAATTGAGTTCTTCTCTTTTATAAAGAAAACACTGTATTAATGGAGTTCCAGCTTTGAGTTCAAAATTGTCTTCTAATACTTCAAATGGAAAAGCAATTGATCCCCATTTATCAGCTTCGACAATTCCAGTCAAGCATCTGATGTCATTTCTAAAATGATAGAAAGGATCTTGATAAATAATGTTATAACCTTGAGGAACATTAAAAACATAAGGAAGCTGAAGTTTTAAAGTTCTATTGTCAATCGTTCTCTTCAGATCCATAAATTCTGTCTGTTCTAATGGATGTGAATCAATGTGTTGATCAATGTGCTCATCATAAGCCATTCGGATTGAACTATCCCAAGATTGAATTGTGTTTCCCTTTTCATCTTTAGATGTGTTGAAACGAATATTAGTCCAAGCTGGAATGATAAATCCAGTTGTCAAATAATCTTGAATAGCTGGACAGTTTTTAGCATTTATCATTTTAGATTCTGGCACACCATTAAAATGTTTAAAAGTTTCATAATGTGTTGAAATCTTTTGTTTCTTATACCACTCTGGCAAAAATTTATTTGCCAATTGTGGTGGATATAGTTCTAAGACCTCTTTATATCGTTCATTTTTTGGAATAACTCTAATTTCCATATTGTCCTCATTTCTTAAAAGTTATTGACTACCCATCTCAATCCAACCATTGTCGTTGTCTAGTTGATAAGCATCCTCATCCCAAACATACATTTCTGGATCTGGGCAAGGTATTGGTGGAATCCATTTTGCATTTGTTGAATCTTTTGTCCAACTTTCAAAAGGTTGTGGGGGATAGAATAAGTCACTTTCTGGATCGTATTCATAACCAATTCCAGCATAATTTCCTCTAAATGCTGTCCCTCCAAGAGAATGGAGGTTTTCCTTTGTGTTATAACTTGTCCTTTTGCATTTAACAGCATTCGGTCTTTTTATCAGATAATAATCTTCCCAAGATTCAAAACCCTCTGGCAATGAATCAAGATCATCTTCATCTTTTCCAACGATCACTTCAATAACAATATTTTCTTGATTTATAAATGAATAGTGAGCCATTATGAAAACACCACAGTATCAGTTCCAGCTGTGAAGCTGACCACAGTGTCAGATCCATCAGTTGTAGATGAAGAAGTTAATCCAGCTCCAATTGTGATGGAATGATCGGCAGTTGGAAATCTTAAAATGACAATGCCAGATCCACCAGATCCACCACCTCCACCAGATTTTCCTCCACCTCCACCTCCACCAAGATTTGCTGTTCCAGAGTTTGCGTTCGTTCCTGCACCAGAAGATCCTCCATTGCCACCACCCTCATTTCCAGAGTTATTAGTCACAGAGTTGTTTCCAGATCCACCAGATCCACCTCCAGCATAACCAACAGCAGATCCATTAATATTTGAAGTTCGCCCACCACCTGCATTCCCTCCAGCTGTTAAGCCAGAATTATCTCCAGCTCCACCTCCACCACCAGCTCCACCTCCACCACCTGCGGCTCCAACTCCAGATCCAACACCACCACCAGCTCCACCTTTGTTTCCTTGTCGTGCATACTGTGTTCCAGCACTAGTGCCAGAAATTCTAGCACCGCCTCCGCCTGAACTTCCGCCGTCCCTTGACGCAGTGTCAGTATTATCTAATGTCCCACCCTCACCACCACCTTTTGCAGTTATGGTTGAAAAAACAGAGTCGCTTCCAGTTGTTCCAGCTCCACCACCAGCTCCGATTGTGACTGTGTATTCTGTGCCATTAACAATGTCCACTGGAAAAGTTATATCATTAAAACTTCCTCCATTTCTATCAGAAGCGTGATGCGTTTGAAATCCTCCTCCACCACCACCACCTCCATAGTTGTTTCCTCCACCACCTCCACCAGCAACAACTAAATATTCAACAGTCTGAAATGGAATTGAAACTCCAGCATCTTGCGATTTGATAAGTGATTTAGCATTTGAACCAGTTAGACCAGCATTAACAAAACTTTTAATCGACATTTAAATCTCCCTTTAAGTTATCTTTGTTCCAAAAGCTTGAAAGCTTATGTTTGCATCTTCTCCATAGACATAGAGAACATCACTTGCATTCATTGTGACTCCAAGAGTCATTGTGATTGTGTCGTTAGCGTTGACAGAGCTGTCATAAGCCAGATAATGTTTATCTGCAAGAGTTTCATCATCTGGTCTTAAATAGATCCTAAAGGTTTTCGATGCTGATGCTCTGTTGCAAATAACTATCGTTGAAATAACTATTTCTGTTGATGCTGGGACTGTTACTAATGCAGTTCCTGTCGCTGAGTCAGTTGTTTGTCCTAAGACTTCATAAGTGTTTGCCATTTTATGCTCCTATTAATAAAAATTGATCGAATTGTGTTCCAGATCCAGAGATCTGATTTGGTTTAACTTTATACACTGTGCCATCAGTTGCATCTTCTAAGATCAAAAGATCATTTGCAAGATCAACTGTTATTCCAGATCCATCAGTTAAATTGCTGGGATCTATTGTCAAACTTAGATCACCAGATACGCCACCACCTGCAAGTCCAGAGTTTGATGCTGTGTTGACAGCAGTTATGTCACCAAGTGACACAATATCTGAAATCAATGCTTTTTTTGTTGATCCATCAGTCACATCTTCAATGACTAGATAGTCACTAGATACAGCTGTCGCAACTGCTAAATTGTTGGCATCTATTAACAAAGTTGTTGTTGAAGCTCCAGATGAAGTGGAAGTTCCACCAGAAAGCCCAGAGTCTGCATTTGTGTTAATAGTCACAGCTGTGATGTCTGCTCCACCCAATAACAATGTCCACGCTGAAGAATCAGCATCCCATCGATAATATAATTCTGTATCTTGAGCAAAAGCGATCTGACCATCTACTGGTGTAGTGATTGCAGATGTTAATGCTGAAAGTGATGCAAATGAATAAACTGCTGAGTTCACAAGCTCTTGAAAAGCTGTTGTATCAATCAGATCACCAGTTGCCCAGTTTCCTTTATAAGCCATATTTTTCTCCTATATCTACCAAGCCAAGTTGGTTTCTTGTCCTAGTCTTGATGATCCCAACACCCACGATCCAACTTCTGATCCTGCTGATGTTCTAACTTGCCAAGTCCAAGTCTGATTAACAGCTGAGACTGTGTGACTTATACGATCAAGATGAACATCAAACTCCATCGTTGTTGAAACTGTGGTTGGAATTTTGATTGTTATTTTGTCACCAAGTTCTCTGATCAGAACTTGATTCCATAAATTTGTGTCAGAAAGGGGATTAACGATCAGTCCCTCAATCCTTGAACTTGTCTCTTTAAACTGTGTCAATCGCTGTTCTGCAATAGACAAAGCATCTGCATCAGTGACATTCAATGTTGCAGATAGAGAGTTTTCTCTCGCTCCATACTTAGCAATCGAATCTGTATCAGACAAGACTTGTTCAGTTCCTCCATTTCTAGTGACAGAGATCAAGTTTAAGATTTTTGAATCATCTAATGTTGTGATCACATCACTGAAAGGCAGTTCTCCAACTCCAGTCCCAAATGTTGCTTGAGAATTGAATTGTTGTGTTCTTTTATAATTTCGATCTCGAAAAGTAGCTTTGCCATCTGCTGACATATAGAACTGACCTTGTTCAGCTGACTCAACATTTTTCATTGCAGTCAAAAGGTTGTCATTGACACTTTGACCAGCTTGAACCTGCAAGTCACCTGTTGAGATCTCTCGATCTGATGATGACCATCCAAAGGCATCTAAGAGTCTTGACATCCTTGCAGAGGATAATTCTTGGATGTCGTTATAACCTAAGCGAGTTGATTCTCCTAAATTAGAAAATCCACTTGATCCAAGCTTCCAACCTCTTGCTCCAATAGTATTGAGATTGAATATTTTAAACGCATCAACACAACTAACACGAACAGATGAGTCTGCACCTTGTCCACCAAATGATTCTGGATAAGCTGTGATGAATCCTCTAAATAATACTCTTGTTGATCCATCATATTCAGCAGAGATCTTGATCTGCCTAAAAGGACTAATTTTTCCATAATATGGTGAACTTGCATTCAGTGGATTAAACCGATCATCTGAATTGTCTAACAATACTGAAGCAGTTCCAGTTTGATAGTCAGCAAGATCGTGTTGTCTTCCTCTATCAATACTAAATTCTCTTATATAAGCAGAGACATCTGAAAAAGTCTGTGATGTAGCAAAGGGATCTGAATCAAAAGCAATTTCAACAGTGAGATCAACATCAGAGTTGAACGCCACGCTCATATCAGAACTCGTTTGCCTTGCTTCTGCAAATTAATGATTGCATCTTGTGTCACAGTCTCAAATCTCTCTGATCCTATGTTTAAAGTTGTATAAATTTTGACTGGTTGAGCCACTGATCCACCAGCTCCACCATTGCCACCAGATCCAGTTCCAACATTTCCAGATTCATTTCCATTGCTTTCTGCAAAGGTAGGAGTTGAGACTGGAGGAGTAGATCCTGGACTTGTTCCACTATCTGGAGCAGTGAAAGAATCTGCTGTCAGTCCAGCATTAGCAAATGCCCTTTCGATTTCAGCTATCTTTCTACCAGTTAAAGTTGCGATCTCTTCTAGTGTCTTCTTAAATGTTCCAGCTTCAAATGATCCGAATGCTTTTTCTAATTCTTTAACAGCAAGAGCTTCAGTGAGTAGGTTTTCAGCACTTATCTTGGTAGCTTCAGCAAGTTCATTCTTAGCTTTGATCTGATCTTCTCTAGCTTGTTTTTGATCTTCAATTGCATCAGCAAGATCTTCTTCAGCTTGTTGAACAGATCTAACTGCTTTGAAATAAGCATCAGATTGAGCTTCAGCTTCTTTCTCTAACTCAATTAGTTCCTCTTTAGCGAGGATCAGTTCGAGTTCCATTTCTCTTGATCCATCTTGAGCTTCAGTCAGCTCCTCGATAGATTTCTTTAATTGTATAATTGCCAACTCTTCTTCAGCTGTGACTTCAGTGCCATCAGCTTGAAGTCTGGTCACTTCATCTTGAGTCTTAGCCAAAACCTGTTGAGCTTTAGCCACTTGAATGTTTGATTCCTCAAGTTCGCCAGTTGCTTCATCAAGTCGTTCTTGTTCTCTCTTGCCTCGTTCTTGCAAACCAGTGAGAGTCTTAATAGAAGAGAGAGCTTTGTTAATTGATCCAGTATATTTCTGGAACTCAACTGCACCATATACTATTTCATCAGTATGATCTTCAACTGCTTCAGTAGATTCTCGCATTTCCTGTGTGAATCTAAACTGAGCCATCTGTGTCTTGTTTAAGACAGTTTCAGTCTTTGTATATTTCTTGATCATATCTTCACGAGATCTAACAGCTCTTTTTTCTTCAGCGTTTGATTCTCTTATGCTCTCTGCATAATTATTAACTGCATCCATTAGTCCACCTTGAGCTTTATCCAACTCACCAAAGATTGCACTAAGGATCTTTGAGTTCGAGATCATCTCTACAAACTTTCCAATGAAATGTCCCATTATTGTGATTCCATCTTTCATAAACTGAAAGGACTTCTTAAGTCTGCTTGTTATCTCTTCACCAAATTGTTTATTGAACTCTTTAACTTTTTCAACACCATTAGCAAAAGCTTTTGCCATTTTAGGTAGAATGTCTGAAGCCATTTCTGAAATCAGTGGAAGCACAGCATTAACACTTGGCATCAATGATTCACCCATTGCAGTTGCTGTTTCTCTAAGCTCTGCTTTTAATCTTCTTTGAGTGTTTGCAAAGCCATCTGAAGTATTATCAAGATCACCAATTGCATCTGCTGATCTCTCTTGAATCAAAGTCAAAGTCGCTGTTGCACGATCCATTGCTGTTAATTCAGAGACAGCATTCTTGTTTGTCATTGTCAGAGCTTTTTGATCCAAGGTTGTCTGATTTATAACGATCCCCAGTTGTTTTAATCCTTCTCTCTCGCCTGTTAAACTCTTAGTTATACGATCAAGCACATCTGAGGGATCTATATTTCTAAGAGATCCAATGTCACCAGAAAGAACTGCCACTTGTTTAGAGAACTCAGCTGATGCCTCAGCACTTGCTCCCATACCATTAACAACGCCACCAGTGAAAGAAAGTAGTTGTTGCAGTTCAGCTGTTGTGAAACCTGCTTTTGTGGAGAACTCATCAACGAATTGATTGAGACCTTGTGATGCTTCTTTAAATGTGACACCGAATGCGTTTGCACTCTCTTCACTATCAGAAGCAAGTTGAACCATTTTATTGGCGACAACACCAACTGATCCTGCCATTGCACCAGCTAAGAGACCGACTTTCGCCATCCCTTTGCCTAGAGTTTTAAGACCACCACTAGCTCTTTGACCTACTGATCCGATTTTATCAAACTGTCTAATTGCTCTTTTTTGACCAGCTTCCAGAGGAGCTGTGTCCAAAGCAATAGCAACATTTATTTGACTGTTTCCTTTAGCCATTCTGATTCCTTATAAATTCATTAAGTTGTTCGAGGTATTCATTGATCTCGCCCATAGTGAGCAAATCAAATTCCCAAGGTCTAATTCCAAAAAAATGACTGAGAGCTGGAAGATGCTTCCTATAAACTCTCCTTAGTCTTTTGGGACTTCTTGATCCAGTTCCTCTTGTGTTTTAACTGATTCAATGGTTAGTTCTGCCAAGATGTCTTCATATTTGACATTCTTGTCTTCTCTCTTTGCAAAGATCAGCACAATAGATGCAAGAGCTTCAAAGTCCATCATTGATGTCTGACCTATTGCTTCCATTGAATTTAGACCAGTGATCTTCTTGATCTCTCGCCATTCGATCCCAGTTATATCTGAATAATCCAAAAGATATTGTTTATCTTTTATCACGATAACTGGAAGATTTTTGTCCTCTTCTGCCATATTTCTCCTCTTAGCTTTTTCCCATTAACTTTCTTGATGATCCTGTCTTTCCAGCTTTGCCATAGAGAGCGATGACCAGTTTGTTAAGTCTTCTGACATAATCTCTTTGCATTTCTGGAAGTCGATCTCTCACAGATGGGAATATAAAATATCCCTCTTTTTTCTGTGGTTTATAGAGTTTCCGACCTCTTCTGAGAGATCCTCCATAGGGATTAAATCCACCGAACTCTTGGAGTCGTGCATAAGTTATTCTGCTTTTATAACCAACTCGGAACGATGCTCCTTGTTTGGTCTTGGTTGCTCTAACTGATGCAACTAACTTTCCAGAATCTTTTGGAAGTTCTTTCCGAACATCCTTGGCAACATTTTCACCAAATTGAAAGTTAAATTGTTTATAAATTTTGACAGCATCAGATCCGAGAAGCTCAATCAATCTCTTCTGGTTGGCAATATCCACACCAGAGACTTCGATTAGAGTTCCCAGACCTTTTGCAGTTCGTTTAAGTCTTCTTCTTTGTGAGACCATTTTAAGTGTTAGACAGTTCCTCTAGTCACTGCACCTGTCACGATTAGCGAAAATGATATCGAAACGAGATCAGTTGCACTTGAGTCAAGTGTGTAGTTAGTGACAAAGGCATTGCCTGTGTATTTTGGTTGTGAGCTTGTGTTGTCTGGTCGATACTCGAAAGCAACTTGTGAGCCATCGAATAAACCAGCAAAAACTCCATCAGCTGTTGCATCGAATGTCGCACTGCCAGAAATCGAAAGTCCCTCAACTCCAACTACGAAAGTCGCTTGATCCGAACCAAAATTTGTTGTTTCAAGAGTATTAACATCACGAGACAAAGACAGTTGATTGACATAACTTGATATGTCTGTTCCATCTACACTAAAAAATGAATCTTTTCCAGATTTAAAAGCCATTTTATTCTCCTAAATTAAATTAATTAATTACTTTAAATTGTGGGCATAACCAACTGAAAAGGTTGCAGAGCCAGAAGTCACTGTGATCACTATGCGAACATATCGATTCACTGTGTTTGTGGTTGCTATTCTCTCAGAGGTTGTCCCTGTGATTGCAGTGAAAGAAAAACCAGAGACATCTGCAAAAGATGAGTTGTCTGCTGATGATTGTATTTTCACTGATATATTTGCAGAGCTGTGAGCTGTGCAATGTAGAAATGCTTGACCACCTAATGATGAACTAGCACCAAAGTCAACAGCAGTTGTGTTAGCTGTTGCACTTGTATTGGTCAAAGCATATAAGCTTTTCCCATTTCCAAAGTTATCACCAGTGAATGAGGCAGAGACACCAACAGCATCTGCAACGCTCGAATCAATGGTGTAGTTTTGAATTTTTGAATTTAATAAGACAACTTTGTTCCCAGCTGTGTCTCCACCTTGATAAATAGAAAGGGGAGTTGGAGTTGCTGATCCAATGACAGCTTGAAGTTCTTCATCAACTGCATCTGATCCACCATCATAAAATCCAGTTAGAGAAGCTGATGCTGTCTCAATAGATGAAATATAAGTTGCTTGATCTGAGCCAAAGGTTGTTGTTTCGTTTAGTGCTTGTTCTCTTGAAAAACTTGCATCACTAAAGAATGCAGTCAGATCATTAGCTCCGAATAAAATCTTGTTGTCTTTTCCTGCGATAAATGTGGGCATATTATTCCTCTTCTAATTTCTTTGCTTTGTCTTCTGGCAGAACAAGTCCTTGCAAAACCATCCACCTTGGAACTTGCACATCGACTGGATCACCAGCTTTAAATTCTTTTTTCTTAATTTCACAATCAACGATTGCAATATAATTTGTCTTTTTTGTCATATCTACTCCGATAGTGTTGCTTGAGCTTCTAAGTCCATCTCGATGAGACATATTCTGCCCTCATCAGATAGTGTGTTTTCAATCTGCATATTTGAGATTCGTGAGACAATCACAGCTCCATTAATGGTTGAATCATCGTTTAATTGATCTATAACTTCATTAGCTAGTGCCAGAGACCTGCTTTCTGTGGTGGAGGCAACAGAGTCTCCAGCTCCAGCTCGAAGCGTGTATATAAATATTTTTAGATCCAGATCTTCTTCATAGACTGATCCAAAAGCTTGAAAGTCAGTTGAAGAGTTTGCATCTCCTAAGTAGATCATCTCTTTCTTTGGGGCTTGATCAATAGGAGCATATTTAAAGATTGCGACACCATTGAGACCAGCTCTTGCAGATAACTGCGTTTTTAAGTTGTCTCTTACTGTTTTAACAACTGAGTTGATCGCCATTAAACACCAAAGACCTTTTCTGAGTTTTCATCGATCCATTGATTAACTTCTGGGATTCTTGTAGGATTTTTGAATCCTCCTCCTTGTGTGACAAGAGAGATATTTCCCATCTCATCATTGAAAGAAGTTGCTCGATCTGGAATGTTTGTTGAGATAATACGATCTAATAAAAGCTTTAACGCAATACGATCAACACCATTCTTGAGAAAGTCCCAACCATATTCATAAGATATAACAATTGGCATTGGATATTCAGAAGTTGCTTCTGGAAAGAATCCATCTGTTCTGTGAATAAATCCTGCTTTGTTATCAATTTCAAAGTTAGAGGTTGCAATTGTTTCACCGAGTATGGTCACAGAGATCACCTTATTCACATTGAAATGGGGGACAGATAACACTCTTGTTGTGTCACCCTCCATTTTTTCCAAAGAATATTTAGGTGTCCACGAAGCTCCTGTCCATTGTTCTAATAGATCAGTGATCTTTGCTCTCTCTTCTAAGATAGTTGCATCTGGATAGTCACTAGCAGAAGCAAGTTGTTCAATATCGAATGTTCTTGCTTGTGCTTCAGTGAATAAAGGAAATCCAAGGATCTCGTGATTTGTTCTAAGCTTTTGAACCACAGACTCCCAAGTTCCAGACCAAACTGCATAAAGTTTGTTCACATTGGTTGTGTTCGCAATGCCTAGATCATAATAATAAATCCCAGTGGTGTCAGTTGTTGCTGTTTGTTCATTGATGATCACATTTCCAGCTTCATCTGTCACAGTGACTGTGACTGATCCACTGGCATTTGTGAGAGTGCCATCAATATAAGCATTAACATAGATCCGACCTAACGAATCTTTATATATATGCTGAGTTCCATTTCCAACTGAATATCCGATCATTTGCGACCTTTAGATCCTTTTTTCTTATTAGATTTCATCTTCTTGCCATAGTGGTATGGCATTAACTTTTTTCATTTCCAGCTGGTTTATCAGCTTTCTTTTTTGGAGCAGACTTAACTGGTTCTGCCCATCCTTTTTCAATAAGATCAACAGCGTTGTTCTTATCAGTTTCCCAAATCTCTCCAGCTGGAGGAATTGGTTTTCCATTGTATAGACCAGACATAGTGATCTTCATTTTGATTTTCATCGGTTCTCCTATTAATTCACTGAGACATTCGACTTTGGAAGTAGAGATTGAATGTTTGAAGCCAAATATCTCAGTCAATGATCCATTGCTGGATCTTGACCATCTTCATCAATTGCTTGATAAAAGACTAAGAAAGGTTAGGGGATTAGCCCATGACCATTCTTTTGACAGCGTTTGTGTCCATTAGATCTCCATCACCACGATAGATGAATCTGAATGTGACCAAATCATTGGCAAATGCAAAGTCAACAGATCTGTCAACTTGTATGCCTTGAACTTCACGAATGAAATATTTGCTCATATCTCCGAAAGCCATAACTTTCTTTGCTGTTGCAATTGTTTCAATGTTCGGATCAGTAGCAACTGGAGATCCAAGAAGTGTATCTGGATTTCCTTGTTGCAATGATGGTTGCCATAAATATTGATTATTGGAATCTTTGAACTGTCTAACTTCTTTCAAAGTAGCATCATTCATTATCCAAGCACCATTGATTCTATATGGGGAAGTCACACTGTGATAAAGGTCAATGACCTCATCTGGTGTGATAACTGTTGCTGATGCACAAGTGACACCAGTTCCAGATGCGTTCATAACGCCATTTGGTTTGCTTGAGCCATTGCCGACTGCATAGTCAGTTCCTGCTCCATTTCCTAATGCACGACCACCATCGTTTGCTAAGAATCCCTCGATGTCAACACCCTCATCAGCTAAAAGCTCTGAAGATACTTGAGTGAGGTAGGCATATTTGAAAGCTCCTAATGTGACTGATGCACTTGTTGGATCGCTTTCACCAATTGCTCCACCCTCTGCAACTAATGATGCAGATGATAAAGCTGTGATTTGTGGAAACTTGATGTCTTCGCCTCCAGCTGTTGAAACAACTGTTGCAAACTGTCTCACGACAGCGTTCTCATCTAGTTTCGCAATTATTTGGTCATAAAAACCTTGGGGAACGAGTCCACCATCTGCTCCGACAGTTAAATCTCTTTTTTCAAAGTTGTGTGATCTAACTTCGCCATTTGCCATTGCTCTTAAGATAGAAGCATCACTTGGAGCTTCAACTTCTTTTTCAATGACTGGAGCTGGGGATGAAGATTCAAAGATTGCTCTTGCTTCTTCAGATTTTTTATTTGCTTCTTCAACAGATGCAAGTTCAGAAGTTCTGGCATCGATTTCAGACATTCTGTCATTCATCTTGTCCCAAGCTTCTTTTTCTGAAGCATCAAGTGATCTTTCCTCTTTGATCTCACGATCGTTGAGTTCTTTCATTTGATCCCAGAGATTGGCTCTTTCCTCGTATAGTTTTTCAACTATTGGATTGCTCATATTTTTCTCCTTATATGAAAATTTGGACAAGTGAATTGTGTTCGACTTATCCGAGTCGGTTGTTAGGCAATAAAGACTGATTTATCATCGAGTCTCTATCTTTGTTTATAAATCTTTCGATTTGAGAAGATCTAATCTTCTTTTTCTAGCTTCTGCATTAAAAACAGTTTCATTCTCTTCTGTGAGAAGTTCTTTTAATGATCCTTGATTGTTTGCTTCAACTAGATCACGAAGATCAAGTCCACTAAGTTCAGCTAAACCTTTAAATGATCTCTCAGCTGTGACTGATGAGTCTTGATACGCTGGGAATGGTGTTGGACTAACTTCATAAAGTCTTGTCTCTAACACTTCTCGCATAACTGGTTCAGATGAAGATTCTGGCACTGACCATCTCTCTTCAATAACATCAAAACCAAAAGATGAGTTTGTCACATCGCCTCTTTCAATCATTTTGAATGCTGATCGATGATGTGTGATATCAAGATCCAAATTAACTTCATAATGAAGTCCTTTTGCATCTTCTGTGAGTTTTAATGTTCCAGCTCTCTTTGATCCAAGAACTAGATCAGTAGAGTGGTTGAATAAAGCTTTTATGTCATCCCTTGAGGTTTGTGTTCCTCTTTCTTGTAGTGTTTTAGTGAATGCACCTTTTTTGATCTGCTCAACAAAACCTCCACCAAGCACTTGAGAAGACCTATCAAAGATCGAAGCATATCCACTGATCACAGCTTTTGAGCCATCTAATGCTCTTGCTTCAAATTCATTGACTATATATCTCACATCGTGAGTTGGTGTTGGTCTGACTTGTTTAGGTTCTGAACTGAAGATTTTTTCGTTTATCTTTTCCAATGTTCTTTCTCCATTATTGTCTAATTTTTCAATCTCTCGATCTGCCCAAGCAATAGTTCGATCAGCTCCTTGAAGCATTGCACCAACAGAAATCTCTGCTGATCCAGATCCCCAAAGCCAGTGTGCAACCACACCAGCACTGATCTCTCCATCTTTAACTTGTTCAGATTGAAGATCACCTCTGTGCCTTTTTATCCACGCACTGAGTTTTCTTAACTTTTCCTCGGTGATTGATCCTCTTGCCAACAGTCTTGCTTCGCTTTTTGTTGCATCAACAAGTCCATCTCCAGCAAGATCTAAGTTGTCTAAACCTCTTTGAGCATTAGCTTGGACATAATCTGGCACATTAATATGCTCTGATCGTTCCTCAGCTCTATTAAGCATCTTGTCATCGTATTCTTGATGAGTTTTGCAAGGCATATAGAGAACCTCTTCATCAATTTCCATTTCGTGGAAAGATGTTTCATCAATATAACAACCAATGACTTTTGCTTTTTCTAGTGCTTCTGATTTAGATCCAAATTGATCTTGCTCTGGATATGGCATTAAATTCCTTTAATAGTTTAAGGCATCACGATGAATTGCCTTTTTATAATGTTCATCACTCCAATTCTCAACACCATCAATGGCATTAACTTTTGCTGGATTGAATATGGATTTGGTGTCCATCTTTTTATATGGATCTTTAAAGTCTCTTTTAGTATTATTCCAAGCGACTTCAAGTTCATCTATTGACCAGACTTCTAATTTTTCAGTCAGACCAATAGTTGGTGTCCAATAAGATGGATCTTGAGCATTCAAACCACTTGCATAAGCAGTTGGATAAATAAACAGCTCAAATTCAATTAAACATTTAGGAACAAAGTGATCTTTTGCATAATCTTTAACTTTTTGATTATGTGGATCAACAACATATCTTTGATAATCTCGATAAATGTCATAGTCTTGGTTCTTAATGTTTCGGCTTCCCTTAACTTCTACAAGCTTATTAATAAGACTCAGAGATCCATTTTTATTTCTTTTCCAATAAAGAACTGAATAATCTGGTTTATAGAATTTGGGATCGTGTGTGAAAGCGACTGCATTTGGTATATGATACTCAAATGGATCAAGACCGAATCGTTGATATGATCCAACCTGTCCAACAAAGTCTTCCCATTTCCAACCTTGTTCAAATCGCTTAATATTGTTTAGAGACATATCAAACTCAAAACACTCCTCACCGAAGTTTCTTGAATCAATATTTTTCTTGAATCGTTTGTGATCTTTTCCAAAGATACCAAGCATCTCTTTTGTTTTGTTTATATCGTTTTCGATATTGGAGGGATCAGCGATCCTCCATTGGTGTCTTAATGACATATAGTCCATTCCGACTTAGCGTATTTATTCGGATTGGTCTTCTGTGTCTTCCACTGCAATTTGATTCAAGTTTTGCAGATACGAATCTCCAATTTCTGAATCAACTGGTGAAAGATCTTCTTTAGCTCGAATTTCATTCACTGATAAGAACCCAGCATTTCTGCCAAGATTATAAGCTTCATAACGAGCTTTGATATTTGCACGAAGCAACCCAGAGACATCTATTCTTGCGAATTGATTTCTTGGGAGCAACATTGTCAGTGCAGTTTCCACTCGGTTGATATAGGGGAGAAGAGTCAGTTCATAAAAGATTCTGTTCTGCTCCTCGATACTAGATCCGAGCTTCGTTGTTTCCGACAGATCACCGATCAAATATGCTGGGACTCTAAAAAGTCCACAGATCTCAGATTTAGTGTATTTCCTAGATTGTAGGAACTGCATCTGTTCGTGATCGAGAGCAAGTGGTTTCCAAGTGCTTCCCTCTGTCAAAATTCCAATATTGTGAGCTTTGTTAGATCCTTGATGCTTTCTATTAAAAGATTGCTTAAAGATTCTCAATTGCTCTTCAGTAGGAGTCGAGTTCATCTCTATAACGCCAGAGAGAACAGCTCCATTCTTAAAAAATGTCCCAGCAAACTCATCTTGAGCTAATGCTGATCCAATTGCTTCTGATCCAGCTTCAATTGGGGACAATCCATAGTCTGATCCTTGTTCAAAGTTCTTAATGTGAACAATCTCACCAGATGGATTTAAAACTGTGTATCTTGTGAACTTTTCTTTGCCATTGTATGTGTAGATTGCTTTCCCATTTTTTCTCTCGATCATAACATCATCTGGATGCAAGTTATATAAAGAACTAGGGAATCCATTGCGATCTCTTGAGGTGATTAACCAATAAGAGTTTCCATAAAGGCACAATGAATTGATTGTTCTGTGCATCCAAGTGAAAAGATCAGTTTCGGCATTAGGCATTCCATTAACTTGGTCTAAAAATATTGGAGGGGCAGTAGGTTCACGATAATCTTGTGTTTTTCTATATGTTTTCACTGGCATTGTGGCAATAGAGTCACTGATCAGCGATACACACGAATAAACTGTTGAACTCTGTATTGCAGATGATGGATCAACTGCTTTTCCAGAGCTTGTTTTTGTTTTGTCTTCTAATCCCAGATTGAACAATGAAGCATCAATGTCTCTGGTTTCGACATTTGGTCTAAAAAATTCTAATAATCTCATATTCTCTCAAAATCAAACAGCAGAGCGATTGCAATTAAGCCAAGTCCAACAACAAGCAGTCCCACTTGTGTTGAAACTAAAAATGCCGAGACAGACACGCTTATGAATCCCACGCTGAAAACGATTAAATTATTTAACATCTCTAATCCTCTTATAAACTTATAAATTCTGGAGCTTTGCTTTCTGGTTCTGGATCTTCTCTTCTTAGATCTGACCATCTGTCAAAAACCATTATTGAAGCAATAGCCAAGTCAATCTTTCTTGCAGATGACTTGTTTAACTTTGTGACAAGAGTTCCTTGTGGAGTCTCTTTAGGCACACAGTTGATTAAATGTTGAAAGAGATCAAAATCACCATCGTGAGAGAGATCTTTTTCTAATACAGCTGTATAAAACCTCGAAGTTGCCTCTGCCATTCTTTTTCGATAATTTCCCTCGAAATAAAGAATCATATCCTCGCCATAGCGATCTTCTAATTCAGCAAGTTCCGAGTGAAACCCCATCGGATCAACAACGAACTCAACCACTTCATAATCTTTGAATATCTTGTGGATTCTTGCGATGACTTCATCTCTAGGTATT